ATATCTCTCTTCTCATTCATTTCTGGAATGAGATTGACAGTCATGGTAAACTGTGGTTGAAAGAATGGTAAAATCTGTTCGATGATTTGAAGAGCATCATCTTGAGATTTTGCGATAGCGTTAAGTTCAAATCCAATAGTATAAGGAACAGGAAGATACTGTACCTTAGTAGTGGTTGTTTCACCATCACCAACTGCTCGGTTCCTTTGAATAGGAGGAACTTTTCTTCCAGCATCATACTGCAAAGATGTCATCTCAAATGATAACCTAGGAACAGTAATAGTTACTTTCTTATCAAGATCAGGAGATTGCTGAAGTCTTGCTAAAAATTTCTGAACCGGTCCATACGCTAAAGGAACTTTCTGCTGAGTGATTACATCACCATTAGCATCAAGTGTCTTTAGTTGAATGTTATTAAAAAGAGTACCAAAAGTAGTTACAGTCTTTCTAATAATTTGGTGATAAAAATAATTTCCTAACATTAAAAGCTACCAGTAAAATTGCCAAATTCGCCAAACGGATTTACTTCTGTAAAATCAAGAATGTCATCCGCTGCTGTTTCAAGTTCTCTATTTTCGGAGAAACTATCAGTCATATCGAGAGTATCAAATGAACCTACGGTCCATCGTGCATTTGAATCCGCACCAACAATTTCTTCATTTAAATCAAAATTGCCGTTCATATAAGCAACTTTCAAGATCCTAGTGCTAGGATCGTATTCAGCTACTTTACCAACAATGTTTGCTGGTGAAGAATCAATTGTAATAATTGGATTCCATCCGGTAATAGTATCAATATTACCGTCTACATCATAAACAACATCTCCATATATGTATGATCCTGTAGGAGCATTAACAGCACTAACTACACCATTGGTGATTGCAGTTGTAGATGAAGTAATGAATGTTCCAGTGGGGGAATACCAAAATGCATTTGGAGCAGTTTCGTATTTCTGACCAGCTGATGTGATAGTAATCGCACCAAGAACTCCATTTGCATCAGCAACTGCGGTTGCAGCAGCATCAAATCTAGTTCCAGAAACTTTTTCATCTTCAGTAAAGTATCCACTTCCATTGAGGTTCAATAGAATTGGGAATACTCCAGATTCCATTTCAGTGTTATCAATAGAAGTAACGCCAGTATCAAAGATACTATCGCCGTATTCAAAGACTTCACACGTCAACGTATATGTATATAGACTTCCTAACTGGTAGAATGGTTTCTGATTTTCTACATACTTGATTTCAAATACAGTTTCATTCAAAGGAAACCATACAAGATCTCCATCATTAGGTCTTCCAGATACAATTTTATTAGTAGAGACATCTACAAAATCCTTCCACCTTCTTCTGGAAAGTGTAAGTGTTACTTCATCAGTTACGCGAAGACCAAACTTTGATAGCATGTCACCATTGCCACCAAAATTTTGAAAGTTTTCTAGATACATCTCAATGAGATAACTATCTTTAAACTGAGAATAATAGATATCATTCCACAACTTATCTTCATAGATCTGACGAGGAATGTAATAACATTCCAGACCATACATTTTAATCTGCTCGTCAACGAGATCCTGTACTAGGTTCTGTTCACCCTTAGTTCCTTGTGTAAAATATAAATTTCTAGTCATTTTATCCGATCATGTCTAGTGGTGGTAACTCTGCTGCTAATTTAAATTCACCAAGAATAGTATCGATTTCTTCTTGTGCGTCTTCATAGAACTCTCTTCCATTTAGAGTTGTTCCACCAGGTAATTGAACGTTCTTAAATTTGATGAGGTTTTGACCCCATTGTCTTTTAATAAGAGCAGTAAGATAACGCTTCATCCACACATCATTATAAACTTCAGTAGCAGTTGATGGATCTATCATCCTATAGCATTCAATCAAGATCATATCACCACCATTTAACTGATCCCAATCAGTATCAATGTATAGTTTATTTTCTCTCTTATTAAATCTAATAGGTTTGAAATTACCTATCACAAAATCAAGTGTTTCTAGATATTGCTTTACCATATAGTAATTCAAGATTTCCATAGAACCGAAGTTATAGAAATCATTCAGGAATAATTGATACTTCATACTGAAGATGTTTCCTGATACTGCTGATGAACTATTATCATAAGCATATACATTAGTTACTCCCAGAACATGTTCTGGAACAGTTACAAAATTATTTTGTTCTTTGAAATCTGAACCAGCAATTGCACCGTTCACTTTCGCGTCGGCAATCATCTGGTCAGTCACTTCTAGTTTTAAAAATGTTTTGACGCTTCCGTCAAAATGACGCTCTTGAAAGAACTGAATTGCATCATCTACAAGATCTTCAATCTGATCATCATCTACATTAATCTCTAATACTGGGAATCCTAATTTCCTCAGACAATAATCAATTAGCTCCTGGCGTGTCGAGGGTTTTGCCATGAATAAAAAAATACCCCTAGTTTCCTAGAGGTATTTATAAATCAATCTAAACTATAAAGTTTGATATATCTCCTTGGTTGTTTTTGATATATCATATCAAGTTTTTTGTAATGATTGGTATCAGTAAATGGGATAATGTCCAGTGCCATAGAAATCCTCGTTTCATTTATAGGATTTTCTTTGACACCATGCAAATTCTCCGAAGGAAATATGTTTAAAACTCCTGGTTCATTTTCTATATCCACAGGAACACCATTATAATAATCTCCTTTATAATATGTTGTTCCTGGTTCAGTATTTCCACATATGAATAAATTACCAGAGAAGAATTTTTGTCTCATGTTACCATGACGATGAATTGATATTCCTTCTCCATTACGAAATATATTTGCCCAACACTGTATGATAACGGGTGGTTCAGCATTTAATTGTTTAATAATTTTTTTTAATTTGGGTAGGAGGATATCATCACCAATAGTTTGTGTATGTAAATAATTAAAGAACATATGTCTTCCAGTGAGAGAATCTTCAGAAGTCCCTCCATATTCATCTGGACCCAATTGTTTTATATATTGTTCATTTTCTAAAATATAATTTTTAATCGTATCTATCTCAGAATCCGATAAAATTTTTTCACTAAAGTAAAATAAATCATCAATCATCATTGTTTTACGCGGGTGTTAAATGAAATAACTATTTTTTCTCCTGGATCTCTTTGAAGTGGAGTTCCATGCTCAAGTTCACTGTGGAATAAGAGTAATCTTCCAGGAACACAATCAAAATCTTTAGTAGTCATAGAAAGATCCGTAATTTTGGATGGTTCCATATATGTGTTTTTATAATGCTCATAGAATAAAATTTTATTCTCTGTTGTGGATTTTACATAGAAAGCACCCGACAATAAAGAACCTGGATGAGTATGTGGAAATAAGAAATCACCTTGATTACTAATATTAAACCACATGTTAGAAATTTCTACATCTCTAGTCATTAATGGATCATACCCATAAACAACTAAAAATTTTGTGATTCTTTTTTTAATTTCTTTTACAAAAGAATAAAATTCTGGTTTTGTGTGGATGGTTTTAATTGCTCTATGGGAAGAGTCCACATTTAAAACAGAATTTCTTCTTGTATTTTTTGATAATGTTTTGATGGCAGTTTCCAATTCACTTAGACCATTTGCATATACATTATCTTCACAATAAACTGCTTTTGGGAAAAATGTTACGATATTATTCTGATTCATTTGTATCATCCTTAACATAAACGAATTCTTTTTTGACTGCTTCTTCTAAAAGAAATTTTTTAACACAGTCAAATTCATCAAAGATTCTTTGCTGATCTTCAAATTCAACCCACCACAGAACATCATCAGTAGTAACTTCATTGGAATCTAATGCCGATTCAGGAACATCTTCCTTTAGCACAACTTCAATTACCATGTGAGTATCTTCACCATGTTTTTGTTCTGCTTCAGAGGCAAGTTGTAAGATAGGGATATCCGAAACTAATGTCATTTTGTTTTTAAATAAATAAATTGTAGCATACATTTATTTAGTTGACAAGAACGACTGGTAATGTTATGATAATCTTAATGTATTGAGGAAAAAATGAGTTTACAAATTTGTCTGCTAAAAACCGGAGAAGTAATTGTCGGTGATGTCAGAGAAGTAATTGATAAAGAGCAAAATGTTTTTATGGGATATAGAGTTTCTGATCCGTTTGTGATTGAATTGACTAATGTGAAAACAGTATCGGTTATTGATGATGTAGTAGAACCCAATGATCATACATCAACCAAGGTCGTTTTTAAGCAATGGGCACCGCTGGCAGAAAGGATGGAATTTGATTTTACTAAAGACTTTGTTGAGGTAATCTATCCACCATGCCGCGATATTTTGAATTCGTATGTTGCGATTATCGCTGATTACAAGAAAAGACTTACCGTAAGAGCTACAATTGTTCCTGAAGAAACAGTAATCTCTGGAACTGGAGTTCCTGTTAGTGAACTCACTGATTCCTCAGTTGAAGAATCTTCTAGTCAACCATTTGAAATTGAGGAAAATAACTAATGAGTGTAGATTTTACTGATTTTAAACAATTCAACCTCGTTAATGTTTTCAGATTAAATGCTGATGCTACCATTCAAGATTCAATGATTGATGGTATGCCATATGTAATTATTGATAATATTTTTAAAAACCCAGAAGGTGTAATTGAGTTCTTAAAGTGTTTTCCAGCTGATACATATACATCTGATGTACACAGTGTTTATGATAATGGTGTCCGTTCTGTAGATGAACTAGAAGACTCTAATTTACAGATGAGGCCATCTGGTCTTCAGCAAAAAATTATGTCTGAGATCATTATTGATCTTTCCTTTAATCTATATAAATTTTTGGTGGAACAAGATTTTATTGCTCCGCATGAATTGATGTATGAGGATCATTTTTCGCCAATTCATGTACAAAACGAATTATCTGCATTTAATTTCAACACGCAATTATATTATCCTGGTATGCTGTCTATCGGCGGAAATAATAATCCAACGGTTGATAGATTTGAATATATGTTTAAAATATTTTTAAGTGATAATATTGAAGGTGGTGATATTAATTTCTATAAGGTCAATTCTTGTGGTAAGTATTGGTCATCAATCAATCATATTATGAATGAAAGTACTGATGAGGAAAAATCTAAAGTATCGCAAGACTTAAATAATGCCACATCTGGTCGTAATATTGATGTATATAAACCAAGATGTGATGAAACAGTTTTTGAAAAGTTTCATACCATTGAACATAAATTTAATAGATTAATTCTACACCCAGGTGCCTATTTTTATAGTGTTGATTATGATGCAACAAATGAAACCAATTGTAGATTTTCATTAGAAACAGGATTTAATGATTATTCAAAAATGAGGAATCATGAAGATGAGTGATAAAATCTTACATTCTCATAGTGTTAAACATTATAGTAGATCAGAACTTGATTATATTTGCGAACCAAATGATGATGATGATATAGAAATCGAGATCTGTGAGGTGGAAAAATTAAAATATATAAAAATTAGAAATTTTCTAAAGAGACCTTTAGAACTTAGAGATTTTTGTATGCAGTTTCCTACTGAAGACACTTACAGAAGTATGATAGAAAATACATACAAAGATGATAGGAGTGCTTCTACAGGTCTTCAGCAGATGATGGATGATAGATTTGTATCCAGAATATCAAAAAAATTATATTCTGTTATGTTTAAACATGGTATGGTTAAATATGATAATAATATGATGATGTGGGATTATTACACTAATTTATTTTATCCTGGAATGAACTCAGCAAAGGGAAATAATTTTCCCCATATTGATCCCTTTTCGTTTGCAGCAAATATCTACTTATCAGAAGTAAATGACTGTAAATCAGGAACAAATTTTTTCAAGTGTGTCTTTAAAGATCCCGATGGAAATCCTGATGTTTTTTATAATGTATTTGAATTAAAATCACCGCTTAGAAACAAAAATAATTATCTCCCTATATTTGAAGAATATAGAAACAAACATGTTAATAAACCTTCATTTGAAGATTTTAAAACATTTAAAACTTTTCATGGTGATGATATTTACCATCATTATCATTTTGCTCCAGGTGAATTTAACAGTGTAACATTATATAAAGGTTGCTATTGGCATAATATTGAATATGATGCGGAAAATAGCAAACAGCATCGTTATTCATTAGTTGCTGCTATATGTAATAGATCTGGTAAAGATAAAAGTTATAGGTAATAAAAAAGGGGGGTTTAAACCCCCCTTTCTTGTATCATGGCATATACCCTTTGGGAGCATATTTTCTAAATGCATCTTCAACTCTTCTCATATCAACTACACTAACTTTACCAGAGTTTGGTGCCGAACCAGCCACTTCAAGTCTTAATGCTTGATACTTAGCCATCAGTGTTTCAAATTTGATGTGAGCCGCCTCGCGGGCGGCTTCATCTTCGATTAATTCCCATTTCCATTCAGTTTCTTTACAAAGTTGTTCAAATTCCTTAAGTCCTGTCATTGTTATTCCTCCGATTATGCTTGAGATTCTTTCCAGGTTACACGGGCGGTGACCGTGTAAGGATTGTCTTGGGAAACGCCAGTGGAGTCCACACAATTCGCGACAACCGTAAGAATGTCGGGACCGTTGGGGAATACACCGTCGCCACCAAGTATTGAGTTACCGAGAGCACTCAGTTCACCCAGATCAAAGTCAGAAGTTGCTGTGAGTCTTCTGTTACCTTCAAGACCACCACCAGGAGCACGGAAGGAAAGAATTTCCTGACCGCCTGCGATTGAATCATTTGGTCCGTGCTTCAGAAGCTGACAGAGAGAAGGTGAAGCAGCATTTTCATATGCATCACTATTTAGCAGACCATTCAGAACCAGAGTAATTTCAGTTTCGTGTGATGTAAGAATACCCATTGATTGGAGATTAAGTTGCATTCTGTTAATAATTTCTCTCTGACCAAGATCACCAGTGAGTGATGAGTCAACTGATGGAGCAAGTCTAATAGTAATCATTGGAATGTTATTAGGAATCAGGTTTTCAGCTCCAACAGGAGCGCCGACATTGAATGTAGTGCCCGAAGCAAGAGTTCCAGTCAGATTATAGACATAAGAACGGTCGGAGCTACTATATCCTTGATATGAAGTACTAGTTCCACCAATATTAGCAACTACTTGATTCAAGTAATTACTTCTTGGGAAGTATTCTTGAGTACCTTCTTTATAAAGAATGTAGACAAAATATGTTGAACCAGAAGATCTAGATTCAGATTCAATTGCTCTACCGTCAGTAAAGAAAGCATTACCAGCAGCAGAATTATAAAGAAGTGTGCCATTAGTTAAATTTCCAGCATCTGCAACTGGGAATGGCATTCTGATAAAGTACCTTGCAGTAGTCCAACTTACAAGTTGCTGAAGAATTTGAGGTCCACCATTTGTAGCTGATGTTGTTGTAGTAGCATTGGTGAACTTGAAGACATCGCCAGAAGCGGTGAACAGGTACGCTTCGTCATCCTGGAACATACCATCCATAATGACCGAAGTACCCCAGTGGAACAGTGAAGGTACATATGATGGAGCACCAATGTTTTCAACTTCATAACGCGCAGGGAGGTTACCAGATCTGAAGTAAGATTCTTGTAACTTGTTGTTGTGAACAAATTCATGAATATACTTAACATGACCATGCTGATCTTTAAATCCGAAACGAATCTTACCAGCACCATACCAGGAGTAGTCGATATAGCACATTTGAATCTTCTGGAGATCCACAACATAACCAGACTTACCAGTTCCATCACAAGGATCAACACTCCATTGTGCTTGAGGAATCTTAACATCGATAGTCTTTGTAAGAATAACTTGATCCGAAGAAACACCTCTGTATGCTGGTTGTACAGACATAGATGTGTTGGAGTTAACCTTAACAATTCTGTATGACATTCCGCGAATGACTACCATATCATTCTTCTGAAGTTGAGCAGTAAACTGAGTATCAACGCCAGTAATGATACCACTGTTCTTAGTTACATTGACAACTCCTTGTAACTGCTGAACAGAAGATCTTCTTACACAATTCAGTGTAGTACCATCATGCTCAAAGAAGAATCCATTCTGGAAGTCAAACATACCTGCTCTTACGAAGGAATTATTCCATCCAATAACAGAGAATGAAGGATAACCACCAGACTTAGAGACACTTGGTTCATCATTTATTAGAATCTTCAATGTGTAATCATCAACAATAGTTGTAATTGGGAATTCACCATTGAAGTTATTGTCATCAGAATTAGCAACAATAACTGATGTTTTTGTTACAATATTATGTGGTTTTGGTGTGGTGATGTGAGCATATCTCGCAGGTGAGAATACAACATTACCAGTTCCAGTGAGAGTTCCATCACACCCAATAGTAAGAGTAATGTTCAGTCCATCAATTTCAGCTACGGTAGCACCAGTAGAAATACCATTACCAGAAACATTCATATCAACAAGAATTCCAGTAGCATCATCTACTACAACAACAGTTGATCCAAGTGTTCCAGTAGCAGTTGCTGTTACCTGAGTACCAACTGGTACATAGGAAAGATCCTTGATCAGAATCTGTGGAATAAAGTTGATAGCAAATGAAGTCTGAATACCTTTACCTGACTGATAACGGAAGTACTTACGAGTTTGACGACAGATGACACCATCTGGCGAATGTGAAGTAGCGATTTCCATACCACCATCAAATGGTCTGTGGAGATAATATCCATCAGGACGCACATAGATGTAAGAAGGAATAAGATATTTCTTACCAGTAAGGTCTACGCTATAAGCACTATCTACAAGAATTTCTTCATCATCTTTCAGAGCAGTAATTGTTTTTTCGATTATAATTCCAGGTGTGGTTGTGTCATCAACAATCTTAAATTTATCACCGACTTTAAAGAATCTCTTAAATCCAGTACCAGCACCTCTAACAATTCTAGAACCATTTGTAACATCAATAGTACCATTACCACCAACAAGACCAGAAAGGTTTGAACTGATAAAAGCATGAGTTCCAGTTTGTGTTGCCGTAATAGTTACAGCAGTTCCTGCCTGTGCCAGCACCTTTGAATCGGCAAGTTTAATAATTTCATCATCAAGTGCGATAACAAAATAATCTTTGTTGTCAGTTAAACCACCAATAGGTGTATTTCCGCGAGCATCATAGAATACTCTTTGACCAGTGGTAAAGAAGTGATTAGGAATTATGAAATAATCTGATCCAACATTAACATCTGTTGTACCATTGAACGACTTTTGAGCAGGTGAAAGTTTGAATGGAATTGATACTTCAAGTTCATTCTCGCCAATAACCTTAGTTGTTGTATATGAACCATCAACAGCACCGAAATCAGCAGTTGTATTTTCAATAATTTGAGCACCAGTTCCTTGACCAGGACCAAAATCAATTTCTGAACTGAAATTGACAATGGTTCCAAGTTGGAATCTATTACCATTAATAGATTTTACATAGTATGCTGTCTGATCGGTAAGACCATCAACAGCAACTCCGCCAGCATCTATGCTATATGTAAGAATTTCGTTATTTGAGAACTGGTTCTCGGTAATATAGAAAGAGTTCTTGGTTGGGTTTACGATAACTGCTTCAAAACTAATTGGCGCTGTACCATCAACACCAGCGATACGATATGGAGAAGCTCCAGTACTTGATTTAATTCTAAAGCGATTATTATCAATTCTTTCAATATAAACTTGAGTAGCATTTCCTAAGGTAGATCTGCCAGTTGCACTAGACCAGTAGTAAATACCAGCACCAGTAGTTACGATATCAACTAAATCATTTGTTTGGAATCCGTGATCTACCGTGTAGAAAGAATCATTGGTTGAGGTGTTCTTCTTGAGCAACATGTAATACATGTTGGTATTACCATCAGAAGTAACATCGTTGAAGTATCTATCCACACCACCAGAGTTGAAGTAATATCCAAAGAAGTATCCATCATATACCCAGTAGTTGTAATCACTACCATAAAGGGTAGCATACGAAGAATTAACACTTTGGACATACATAGTACCAAAGTAATTATAACTTACGCTATAGCTACTAGTACCCCAAATATAATGAGGAGTGCTACTAGTTGAACTTACATTTCTAACATCTCCATCGTGATCGGCATTAGAAATAAAGTCATAATTTCCCTGGAACTGTGCTGTAGTGCCAAGTGGAAGAGTCTGAACATGATAACCATAAGTCTTAGGACCATAATATACAGGTGAACCTGAGAAATATTGGTTATATCTATTCAGAATAAAATAACTATGTCCAGAATATCCAGGTCTAGAGTTACTGAAACCAATTAAGTGTGTCCACTGCTGACCACCTAATCCATAGGTACTATTGTTGCTACCAGTATTGTTTGAGAAATCATAGCCAGAATAAGTACCACCAAAATTATTGTAATATGTGTACCAATAGGTATTGTATCCACCGAATGATTTTTGTTCACGATAAACATTATAGCAAAGACCTAAATTATGCTTACCAGCACCCCAACTTCCTGATGCTGAAAGGTTTACCTTAATATTAAGTCTTTGTGATTGGTGAAGTTCAATGTTATTAGAATCAATAACTTTTACATAATATACCAACATTCTGTTTAATCCACCAATAGGTTCATTTCCTGGTGATGGATAGTACAGAACAGCAGCATTATTGTGATATCTATGACCAGCAATAGTAATACGGTCAGTTCCATAATCTACATCAGATTCTGTAAATCTTTCTGTGTAAGTAGACTCGTAGTTATAAGGAATATATTCATCATTGTCATTTTCATTCTGAACGAGGAAGTTGTCTTCAACATCAACATAAGGTCTTCCGTCAGGAGCAGTAGCTGTTGGATCGTTGACCTGAAGAATTTTAGGTGCTACTGTATTAACAAAATAGAAGTTTGTATTATCAGCAAATCCGTGTTCAGATTGTGTCTTCAGGAAAATCTTAGATTCAGTGGCATCAACTGTTGGGGCAGATCCACCCATTCCAGCATGAGTATCGCAATAGTAATACAGATTTGGAGTAGCATTAGTTACATAAATTCTGGTATATGCTCCAGCAGATCCTTCAGTTCCATTGGAATAAACATATGTAGTGTACTCCACACCAGCATTGTGAGTACCATCAGAAGTTTCACTTAATTTGAAAATATGAGTAGCATTAGAAGAATCTGATGTATCAAATACATAGATTGCTCTTCTTGAGAGTTCAAATGTATCTTGCTGAACTCCGTTGATGAACTGTTTATTTGATACACCACTAATTCCACCAGCATCAATGGTAAGAGTATCACCAGTTGAAGTAGTGCTTAGAACATCACCAGCATTGAAAGTACCTGTTACCTCTGTTACACTGAGAACAGTACCATCAACCTTTGAAATAATACCTGTGGCAGTATTTCCCGAATTAGAAGCACTTGATCCAACACTAAAACCTGCGGGAATCGCAGTTGTTACTGTAAGTTCTTGTACAGACTTTACAGTAACAGGCACTGTGAAGAAGTCTGCGGTAATTCCTTCAGCTTCGTCTACAAGAATTTGAGAACCTTGATAGAATTGACCAGGAATAATGGATGTATAAACGCCACTAACATCTTCAGATGATGCTTGATTGGCTCTTGCTTTATATGTGAAAGTGGTTGATGTTGGAATAGACTGTACCAGATAAGCACCTTCAGCACTTACACTAGAAAGACCCTGTACAGTAATAGGTGTTCCAACTAAAAGACCATGATCAAATCCACAGACAACTTGAATAATATCACTACCTGTGATAGTATTTACTTCGCTAATGAAAGAAATTGAAGTATCAGAAGTGCTGGAATAGAATGATGGGACATTGTTAATTAACTGGATTGTTTCCCATTTAGAAGACTGAGGACCGTATTCAAAGTCGGTGTCAATCAGGTTTTGTGGAGTAGAAACTCTAAACTTGGAAACAGGGTCAACAAAAGTTTCATCTGGTTCAAAACGTACACCATCACCTTCATAGAAAATTTGAAGGGTGTCCGAAGAGGACATCAGATTACAGTCTTTCTGTAAAATGATCGTTGTTTTCTCAGTAGCACTGTCAAAACTGTAGGAGACCAAACCTAAAGTATTGTCAGCAAAATTATAGAGGATTGTATTATCCTCCATGTTGGTGATAAGAAGAAGTCTTTTCTTATCAATATTACCATCAAGAACAATTTTGTCCTCTGCTGGTACAAACTGATATGTTTGAAGTAAGCGTTTTGCCATTTTTGCGGTTCCTTATAAAAAATTTACTAGTAATATTCCAGCAGATACAGGTTTAGAAACCCATTCCAACAGATAATGCGACAACTAACGTTTTTTGCGCTAGTTCAAATCCACCAGGTTGATTGCCATCATGAACAATTGCAGTTCTCTTGTCCGTGTCTACCGTAATTTCACCCTCAGCGCCAGTAAAAGTTTGATGTTGAGTGGTAGTTCCTCTGCGAAACTGTACTTGAGTAGTCATTGAGAAGTAATCCGTATCTTTTTCTTCTTTTATTTATAAGAATAATTATATTATCGTGCTGAATATTCTTATTGGACTGAAGAGTTTTAAAACATTGACAGATGCTCCAGTCAGAACAAACTTCGCCGTTTCTGGCTGGGTAACTCTCGTAATGCTTCCTGGGTTATTTCCAACAACGGTGAATAGATTAATAGATACTGGTGTTTCAATATCAATTGCTCTTGCTTCAGCAGCACCGTTGAATGTTGAGAACGTTCCAGTTCCAAGATAAGCATGTGTCTGTCTGGCAATTGCTTTGCCATTAGTTGATACATATGCGAATACTGCCTCACTACGAGTATTCTTAATATCAGATGCTTCACCTGAAATTGTTGCACTTCCAGAAGCATCATAATTTCCTTCAGTAAAGCTTTCTGCAGCACTACCACTTGGTTTGAAGAGAACGGTGCTTTCCGAAGTAATTGTTCTGGATTCTGCAGCACCATTGAATGTTGAGAGTGTTCCCGATCCGGTAAATACAACTGCCGCAACAGGAAGGGCATTGCCACTAATGAATATAGATTCAGAACCAGCAAAATCTCTTGCTCTAGTAACAACACCACGTCCTTCGACAGTGTAAAGAAGTGTATTTTGTGGTAGATTAGTTGTAGTAGATTCGGTAGCACCACCAATTCCGAAGAGTGAACCTTTACCAGTGTAAATTCTGGTTGATACTACACCACCATCACCATAAACAAATGTTTCTCCACCATCAGGAGTAAAGGATCTAGTTCTAATTCCAACAGCAGAACCAGTAATCTCAAACAGACCTGTTTCAAGATCAGGTGAGATAACACTTGCTTCTGATGCTCCACCGATACCGAATAGTGATCCAGAACCAACAAAAGATCTATCTCTAACAATATTGGCATCACCAATAAAGTTAAAGAGACCAGTAGATTCTTCATCTACTGTTACTGCTTCGGCAGCACCATTGAATCCGAAGAGCGAACCTTGACCTGCATAAGGTCTTGCGAATGCTTCATCCAGATTATCGCTGATAGTAACATTACCTTCAGCAGGAGCAGATCTGACGAATGCATTTGCTTCTCCACCAGAAGCCTTGAATAGAACAGTGCTTTCTGCTTCGGAAATTGCTGTAACTTCTGCTGCGCTTCCTGCACTGAAGAGTGAACCTTCTCCCTGATATGCATTTGTTCGTGTTTCTCCAACAGTTCCAGAAACAATATTTGTTCCTGAACCTTCATGTGTGCGAGCAAAGTTTTCTGTTCCTGAACCAGATGGAATGAATAGAACTGTGCTTTCTGGCGCAAGAATTGTTCTTGCTTCTGCTGCAGATCCGAAACCAAATAGTGATCCAGAACCAATATGCAACAGTGAGAATAGAACGAGTGGAGTACCACTTGTTTTGAATAGAACTGTATCTGTTGAAGGATTGAACCCACGAACTTCACTAGATCCATTAGTAGTAAATAATGTTCCAGAACCCTTATAATTAAGAGTGATCTTGAGATCTGGAGTGCCATCAAATTTGAATACTTCAACTTCAGGATTAGTGAAGATGTTAAATCTAAGTTGAAGTTCAGGAGTACCAGAAAGTCTAGGTGAACCATCAGGACGTGATGTCCATGCTGGATTCCATTTAGAAGCAGCAGTACCAGAAGCAGTATAAAGAACTGTATCTGTTACTGGATTATAACCAGCTACTTCTGTAGCACTATTAAATGTGAATAGTGAACCAGAAGTTCCTGGATCTCTATCATCACCATAATATCCGTAAACATTAATTTTTTGAGATACTGATATACCAGCAACTGTTGCTGATCCACCGATCTTGCCATATACAGAGTTGACATAACGTGGTGATGGTCTATACTGTCTCCACTCAAATCCTTCATTAGGAGTGAGGAGTTTAAGCGTTCCACCTCTAGAAACATAGTTGATGAGAATATCATCAACATCACCAACTCCAGAGAAACTAAGGCCACCAACGCCTCTCCAATGTGGACGGAATCTAACCGCAGCATTAGGAGCGAGAGGTGTGTCCTCTGGGTATTTGATAGTTCCAGATCCGACCCAGTTCTCAACATGCTTCTCAACTGCGCCACCACGCATCTTGAGGAGGAAGGTTTCTTCGGGTGTCTGCCAGACTGCTGCTTCAGCAGCACCTTTAGCAGAGAACAGTGACCCTGAACCAACATAATCATCAATTTGCCTTTCGGATGAACCACCTGAAATACTGAATAATCCGAATGGATTTTCATCTCCAGGAAGAGTTATTAAATCACCATTATCAGTATTAGGTGGCAGATAAGCATTTGCTACTGAACCATAATCGCTTGATGTAGTGATTGGATCTGTAATGGAACCAAACTCATCACCAATAGATTCACTAGCAGCAATCGAAGAATTATTATATGAGAATACTGCTTTCTCAATTCTGTCTCCAATGTGGAACAGTGAACCAGAACCAGTGTAAAGTCCCTTACTGAAACTTTCTGTAAGGTTGCCAGTAAAGTTAAACAGTACTGTGCTTTCTGGATAATCATCTGTTCTGCTTTCAATTCCGCCGTTGAATGAGAATAGTGATCCACTACCAATCTTAGTAAAGCACTGATGCCACTTATCAATGGAACCACCAGTAATATTAAACAGACCGAATGGTTGAGTAGTTTCGGTAATTACTAACTGACCGTTATCAAATTCACCTTCACTAACTATAGAACTTACTGTTCCATAATCATTGGATGAAGTTGCATTTGATGCAATAGACTGATAATCTTCAGCAGTTTCAAAAGTTGTTATCGAAGAATTATTATATGAGAATACTGCTTTCTCAATTCTGTCTCCAATGTGGAACAGTGAACCCGAACCAATAAAGTCTCTAGACCTTGGTGTTTCAGCATTACCAGTAAGTTTTCCTTGCTCGTAAGGACGTGATCTCCAATGTGGACGGAAAGTAAAGTCAGCAGGATCTTGCTGTTCGTTAAAGATCCTAATGCCACCTTCTTTGGAACTATAAGGTCCGCGAATGAAGAATGTTGAAGCAGCACCTTGGAAACTAAACAATCCAACATAAGGTTGTGTAGTTTCTATAATTACTAATTGACCGTTATCAAATTCACCTTCTGTAACTATACCAGTTACAGCACCATAATCAATATTAGCAGACGATGCTGATGTAATAGAACCATAGTCTCCACCTGGGGTGAATTCAACTACTGATGATTCATTATAATCATATGTTGCACTTTCAAGTTTGTCTCCAATATGGAAGAGTGAACCAGATGCAATGAAAGGTCTAACCTGAGCATATGTATTGAACTCTCCGTCTGGAGCATTTCTAAGTTTTGGAGGATTAGTTGTAGTAGTATCAGTTCTCCAATGTGGGCGGAACCTAAAGTCAGCAGGATCTTGCTGTTCGTTGAAGATCCTAATTGGAGGACTTGGACGATTCCAATTGAATGTTGGGAAGAAGTCTTCGGATGCAGATCCACCAATTTCAAATAATTTTCCGAGTGGGTTGAGATCTGATCCATCAACTAAGATAGATCCATAATTATTATTGGGATAATAATCTTCATCTACAGAACCATAATCTGCAAATTGTGTGGCATTATTTGTAATTGATCCACTATCAGTGAGTTCTTCATAAGTTATGATAGAAGAACTATTATAAGCATATACTGCCTTCTCTACACGATCCCCGATATGGAATAGTGATCCAGACCCAATGAAAGGTCTGCTGAAACTATCAGTATCTCCACCAGAAGTATTAAAGAGAACTGTCGATTCACCAGCCTGAGAAGTGAACTGTAGATTACTATATCCACCGGTAATTCTAATCTCAGCAGTAGCACCGAGATATGCTTTCGGGAAGGAATGAGCAATATCAGTTCCACCAAATTCAAATAGTTTTCCGAATGGTTGTGTAGTTTCTGTAACTACTACCTGACCGTAATTTGCTTCTCCGGCAGAAGGTTGAGTAACTTGACCGTAATCAGATGCAGATCCAAAGGAAGATAGTGATCCATTATCAATGGGATCTTGTACTACCTCAATGGAACTATCATTGTAATCAAATACTGCTCTCTCATCATTCTGACCGGAAGTAATGAATGAACCAGTTGTATTATAGTTTCCTATAATGTATTGCTCAGGCATTGTGCCTGATAATGTAAGAACACCAGAACCATTTACAACATAAACTTGCGCTGCTGGTTCCACAAACTGAACCGTAGCATTACCATTGACATTAAGCAATGTTGGTTGCAGATCAAATGATCCTGCAGGAGCACCCACAGCACCAAGTATCTCAACTTGGGTTATACCATAATTATCTAAATTAGTGAAACCTTGTATTTGATGGATTTTAAATCTAGTTGTTTCACTTTTAGCTTCTTCTGGTATCGTAATAACATTACGGACTACCTCAGTAACTCCATCTACAGAATCGTGAGCAAGAACAATACTTATTTCATCCCAAAAAAGGTTATTTTTCCAGTATGAAAGTTTTAGAACATCATTAGCCTCAGGTTGATCACCACCATTGGAATTGTTTCCTCGGATACAAGTAATGGCAATTTCATTATATAATCTTGTATCAAAATCAAATTCAAGTTCTCTCGGTTGTCCCGCCGTGGACCTTAAATGCCTTCCAATATTAAATCCGCCTTGCTGGGAGAAACCGGTTCCGCTATCTTCAATAGACCATCGACTATAATTAATTGATCCATTATAATCAGGTATGAACTCATCTGGGAGGATAGTTGTATTAACTGTCGAAGGGATATCTTCAACTTGAATGCCACCACGGTATGCTCTTGGATTTGCGTGTGCTCTATCTCCACCCGAAATATTGATGTCACCAAACTTAAACAGTCCTGGATTTAATTGACCATAATCTAAAATTCCATTTGTTGTTGGAGAAGAAATATTTCCATAACTTTCAGTAGTTCCTGCTGATTGATCAACAGTTCCATTATTAACATTATCGATTGACTCGTATTCTTGTCCAGAAACGAAAGTTGATGCGCCCGTTAATGTAATTAAGTCAACACCCCAGTTATCAAAATTAGAACCAGTATGATTACTCTGATAAATTTTAAATACTACATCAGCAACTTTTGCCGCTTCTGGAATGGCAATGGTTTTTTGACCAAAAGTAGATCCAGTAACTTCAGCATCTTCCGTATCAATAGTTTCAAACAGAGTGAAATTAACTCCTCCATCAATACTATATGAAATTAATAGATCTTCACTAGAACTAGCATCGGGTTTTTCTCCCCCATTAAAACTGGTTCCTGCAATAACACTTAGAGTGATATCACTATACAATCTACCATCAAGTGGATTGAGTCGTAAAATTCTGTCAACATTAAGATTTTGACCAGTATAAATCCAATGAGATCCAGTAGAAGTAAATCCACCACTTGATCCAATACCTGATCCTGATGATCTGATTGCTACATTACTATTTGTATTATCATAACTAGACGTTGTGTCAAGTACAAGATCTGGTATGTAAGATCCCCTATCTTTTATGCTATAAACAAATACTGCTCTTTCGTCCTTCTGACCAATTTCAAATAGTGATCCA